ATCGGTAATAGCATTTTCTTTAATTGTAGATTTATCTTCGTTCATATCCATCTGGAGCCATTGTTTTCCATCTTTCGTATAAAAAGTTAGTGTTTTTTGTTTATTATCAGCTACCTTAACATCTCGTGCTAAAAGCACAAATGCTGGTTTTTTGTGAATAAATTTCACATCACTCGCCGAATGTACTTCTAATTTTTTATAAATATCCTGGAATTTTTCTTTATTTTCAATGCGAACCGAATATCCCATATAAAATCTCCATATAAATGTTTACTAATAGTTGTGAATCGAAATGAAAATTTTCATTTTTAGATTCTCGATACTTCACAGAGAGATGCTTTAGTATATATTATACCAGAGTCTTATTCCCACTCCATATCTGTAATTCCGGTTCAACTCAACCGGAGATCTTTAAAATATTTATACTTTAAAGAGTTCTCTTTTTAAAATTTCTTCTATTTTGTTAAATTTGGTGTATGGGATTCTAATAAGTTTTATCTTTTTTAATTTACAGAACTTATTTTTTATTCTATCAAACTTCTTAACTTTCTCGAATCTTTCCAATCCACCCCAGGCTTTTACCGGTAAAAAATGTTGCATCCCATCATATTCAATACAGATATTCAAATCGGTTAAATAAAAATCAAATAACAATTTATGTTTATTACCAATACAATCATCGAATTTCTTTTGACTAATATATTTTATATTTGCATCTTCTAAAATTTTTGATATTTTAATTTCACCTTTTGATAATCTACATTTCGGGCAACCCCTTCCCCTTAAATGATCTTCCATAACCTGATTAAACACACCATGTTTATGACATATTATAGAAATTTTATTTTTAATAGTAGTTTTTTTAACTAAAGAGTAATCATATCTATCATAGTGTATTTTTTTAAACTGTTTTATTCGAATATCTAAATCTTCTGTAGCATTATCAGCCTTGTATTCATATGCACAAGACCTACAACCATGACCATCCGTTACATGATGTGTATATCGCTGTGTAAATACTCCGTGTTTCTGGCAATTCAATTTTAAATATTTTCTACCATTTCTATATTCAACACCCAAATAGTCATATTTGTTGTTATGAATTTTATTTGCTATTGAAATGATTGTATTGGATATCATTTATAAATCAATAACTTTATTTGTATATTCAAATCCCTGACTCTTATAATGTTCTATTCTCTGTAGCCAATGTTGATAAAGATAATTTCTATAAACAGTATTAGTTTTTGTTGTATATGAAAGGTCATCTATTATATCATACAACATCAAACAATCTTTCGAAATATGTTGTCTTAATCCTCTACCAACGGCTTGCAAGACTTTAATTTTAGATTTATAACTCGAAAAGAAAACAACAACATGGAGATTTTTTAAATTCCATCCTGTTCCCACAGTTTGATATGTGGAAATAAGAATACAACCATTTTTGTTTTCCATTTTACTTCTAATATTTTCTCTATCTATAGCATCTACTCCCCCGAATATGACATCCTTTTCTCTATTCGGAAAATTCAAATTCAAATAATCAACAACCGGCTTTAAATGTTTATCAATTCGACTAACCAATATTAAAATATTTTTATTACTATCGGTATTTTCTATTATATATTTTAAAATCGAATTTCTTTTTTCATATGCCATTATATAATTCGTCTCGAAATTAAAATTTCTACCACGACATTCTTTGATAGATTCAAGAGGATATTTTAATAATATGTTTACAATTTTTATTTTGGAAAGAATTCCTTTCTCGATCAATTCACCCGATTTTATTGTATATAATACGGGGCCTAAATATCCAATTAATGTATTAATATCAGCCACTTCATCTGGTAAGGTTCCACTGAAGCCAAAACGATAAGAAGCATTCGTACAGCACTTTAAAATCTTCTGTAAACTTTTCGAGTCCTTTTTTACACCATGTACTTCATCAATTATCACTGCATTTATATTTTTGAAAAAAGAAATATTTTTATTTGCTAATGATTGGTATGTGCTAATTACAATTGGTTTATCATTTTTAAAATCATCAGAATATTTTGCATATAACTTTTCAACTTCTGATTCAATACCATCAAAACCATAATCTATAAAATCATTATATGCCTGTTCCACGAGTGAAATGTTAGGAACAATAATCAAAATCTTTTTATTCATCTCTCTTAAAAAGCGAACAATTGTATAAAAGATTAAACTCTTCCCTGCTCCTGTTCCTGCTACAATAACACCTCGTTTACTACGAATTGCATTGATAATACTTTCAATTTGATAATCTCTTGGAAAAAATTTATCCTTTACTTTATGAAATAAACATTCGCAATAATATTTAATATCTTCATCAGAGATATCATTAATCATCTTGTTAACATCAAAATCTAATTTATATTCATAGTTAAATTGATTACAAAATTTTATAATCTTTGGGAGAAAACCAATCGGTAGAAGTTTTTCTCTCATGTCATAGAAAGATATCTTCCCATTCCAACATCTCATTCTAAATTTAGGATGCCATTTGTAATTAGGAGCATAACAAGAGAAAAACTCTTTGAGTTCCATACTCTGGCCAATAGAACAAAATATTCTAAAATTAACCTCATCTACCTTTTTAACAATTATAGTTTCATCATTTATCATTTTTAAATTTCCATGCAATTATTTTCCTGACAAAAATTCCCGCATTTTTATATAATTGCCCATTGTATATGTTAGTTTTTTAATCATATCGAGTAATTCAACGAGATAGTTCACGACCAATTCTTGTTGATTGAATTTCAGACAAATATCATCATATTCTTTATCACCATTAATATATTCTTCAATTTCTTTGGCACTATCCAATCTAAAATTTGCTTCGAATTTAAAAAAATTATACTTTGTTGAATGGATTGATTTTTTTATTTGACCAAGTGAATCCAATTCTCTTTTTTCGATTATGTAGATATCAAGGTATTTGTGGAATATGTAGGGGTGGTCTAATAACTTCTGGGAAATATTATCATCTGTTAACTTTAAATCTTTTTCAACAATCGCCTTTAAGCGATTCAATTCTTGTATGGTCATAAACAAAAACTCACTTCACAAAAAAAGATGTATAAATACTATCAACACAAATATTTATATTTTAACCAGGGGGTGTATATTATGGGTTATCTCTTAGATTTGCTATCGGATGCAAAAAAAGTCATTTCGGAAGGTAGAGTAGAATCGGATTATGTCAAATACAAGACTTTGAATAAATCAGGGAAGGAAACGGAAGATAAGGATAGGATAACCAAAGTTATTGCTGTTCTTAGTCATCAAAAAGGCTCTGCTGCAACCAAGCTAATTGATTCTTATGAAACGATTCAATCGGAAAAGAAAAAATTAGATGAGCAGTTAGATTCTATGAAAGCTGATATGTTAGATTATGTTCAAAATATGTTTGATGAGACTGATAGAGCTTATACTAATATTTTAGAAACCGCTTCTATGACAATAACAATGTCAAAGGAATCCGAGAGAAATACAGTAAAATGGGAGAAGTTTTTAGAAAAATTAAAGGTATTGTTACCTGAGATGGTTAAAACTTTTGATGATATGGTTGCAGAAGTAACAACCACCACGAAAGTTGCGAGTTCACTAAAAGCAAAATTTAAAGGGGATGATGATATGAATGAATCAGTGTTATCTACCATCAAAGATAAATTAAAAACATTATTAAATTCATTTTTAGATAAATTTAAAAGAAAAAATGATAAATTCGAATCTGATATAAAAGAATTGAAAAAACTAATGTAAGTTATTGTTTATTAAACTTTTAAGAATATTTTAAGCACACTTTAGGGTGTGCTTTTTTATTTAATGTATAAATACCTGAAATGGGTATAACAAAATAAAAGTTGATTTTTCTGTTTTTATTGTTATATTTGTTTATTAGTGGAGGCAGTATTTAAAAAATATTGCGAAAAAGGTATCTTTAATGGTTCTTTCACCTTCTCACAAATGAAAAAAGTAACTAATGTATCTTACTCTGATAACCCATGAAAGGCGGCTCTGTTTCACACCACAACCGCAATGTAAAAGCATCCTAATGACATTAATGGGGGGTCTAGGTTCTCTAAGTCAGAAAGAAACGATAAAATTTTTTAGAATTTTTTTCTGAATAGCTTTACTAGATTTGATCAGGGACTATTTTAGGTTTTATTCTTTTTGAAGAATTACCTTTAATACATAAAGCATACTTCTCTATAAGAATTTAAATTAAATCTTTAAATTCACTCGCAGAGGTAAGATGCTTTTAAAAGGTGTGATCCGTCTAAATCAAAAAATCAAAAATCAAAAAATAAAGATAGAATTTCTCTAAAAAATTCATA